CTTTGTTGAAGATAATAATATCGTCACCAACTATCTCGTAACGAGTCTCTCAACCACGAACCCCCAACATATGAGCACAATATTGTACGATCATATGATGGGTAAGCCCTAACATCACAAAAGATGAACGGGCTCCCATAGGTTGTCCTACCTTATATCAATAATCTTCAAAGGACAAAGATTTATCTTTGTTCTTTTTGATTAAAGTATAAGGTCGACCAACGAGAATTTTCGCCCAATCGTTAGCAAACCCTTTTCCAAATAAACCTGATAACAGCTTTATTTGTAAAGAGATTGGAAGACGATCGGTTGCAGCTGATAAATCGTAACCATAACTACATCCAAACTCTTTGGATCTAGCCATGACACGATCAAAAGCTTTACCATGGTCCGCAGTACCATCATTAGGTAATTTAGATAATAAGTTACTAATGAAAGTATGAAGAGGTAGTAGAACAGTTTGTGTTCAACTATCCACCATGGCGAAAGTTCTCATTTTCCCTGCCGCTTCTTCTTTCTGTTGTAATTGCCCAAGACCAATTAAAGGATTTATCAAACCGTCTTGATTACTTTTATAATCAAGATATTTTGAGAAATTTTCTTTCATCGGTAATAAGCGGAACTCTGGAGAGTTAATATCAGGTAAAATTGTGGCTAAAGTTTTAAACAATAGCACCAATTTTGCTGAACATGTAACCTCCATTATTCTTACAAAAGAAGAGAAGAATGACGGAGAACTTTTCAATAAGGATATATCTGTTAACATCCCAACTCAAGATTTTGAGTTAGAAGGTGAAGCAGATTCTCCTATTGAAAAGGTCTCTTGAAGTTTAAAATTCGAAAGTGAATAGAAACGTTGGAATATTGTTGGGGCATTATGCTCCATCCAATTACCAGCAATCTCTAAGAACTTCGAATTTCCAGAAAAAGGATCAGTAATTGTGTTTAATTTTGCTTTAGCTGGTATTCGTATAATACGGTACAAACTAAACAGAGTTAGTCACAATCTAATTACTCGATGAGAATTGGCATGTAGAGATCTACGATCTCTAGTACCAATAATCACAGGTAATCCTGATTTGCTTAATCTAGGTAGCGGAAGATCCGGTTCAATATCTCTAAGAGATTTAAACGGTTCGCCCGCTAGAAACTTCGAAACAGCTAAGTTACAAGCTTTTAGATATTTAACAGTAAATTCAGGTCCATGTCTTTTAGTCATAACTACAAGATATGTACTGAATTTATGATAAAGTCTAATACGAGAAGTAGCCTTCTTAATGGTACCTAGGGCGAGAATGATAAGTTTT